TGTCCGCGCGCATCATCACCGGGCAGAACCTCTCACCCGACTACATCGACACCATCCTCAACGACGCCCGCAGGCAGGTCGTCGCAGGAGCCAGGCAGGTCGGCATGACACCAGCCGAGGCCAGTGCCGACGAAGCCTGACCCGTGGCGTTGCTTCCGGGGCCCGACCGCTTAGAGGAGCGGGTATGTCGAAGGCTACATGCCCTGTCGTGATCGACGGGGCACCTTGCACATCGGGCCAGCGGATCATCGCCGGCGACCTTTGCCTGTACCACTACAGACAGCGGAGAGCCGGCGTCGCACTCACCGTGCACCGGCAACGCAGACCACGTGGTTCGGCCGTCGAACGGGACGGGCAAGGACGCAAGCAGTGCGCGCGATGCGCCCAATGGCGGGATGTCCGCCAGTTCGGACCGGCAAGCAAGACGCTGGACGGCCTGCAGTCGTGGTGCTCGCCATGCTCCTCCGACTACATGACACTCGCGCGCTACGGCTTCGACCGCTCCACCGTCGAGATGATGCTGGCCCGGCAGGGCGGATGTGCGATCTGCCACACAGCAGAGCCGCGAGCGATGGGCTTCCGCAACGGCTGGCACGTCGACCACGACCACGCATGCTGCCCAGGCGACCGAACCTGTGGCCAGTGCGTGCGAGCCATCCTCTGCGCCGACTGCAACAAGCTCATCGGCCTAGCCGACGACAGTGTCGAGCGACTACTACAGGCCGCCGCTTACCTTCGGGACTGCGAGGCCAAGCATGAAGGTCTGCGCTGAGCCTAGCTGCCCCATACTCACCACGACGACGCGCTGCCCCACGCACACGCGAGCCAAGGACAAAGCCCGAGGCTCACGACAAGCCCGAGGCTACGACGCCGCACACGACCAGCTCCGAGCCGCATGGCAACGACGCATCGACGCAGGCGAACGGGTCACCTGCTGGCGGCCCGACTGCACCACCATCCTCACCGGCCGAGCCTGGCACCTAGGCCACGACGACCACGACAGGCGCATCACGCGAGGCCCCGAGTGCATCCCATGCAACCTGCGACACGCAGGCATGAGGCACGTCTGAGGGGTGGGGGGAGGCCCCTGAGCCCCAAGGCCGCAGTACCGCTGGGGAGGGGCCTCCGATGTGCGGAGGGTTCAAGACTTCTGCCGGAGGCGCGAGGCCAACGGCTCAACCGACGCAGCGCGAGGCTGCCGAGGAGTGGAAACGCTATGGCTTCTGGAGGCGCACGCAACCGTTCCGGCCCGCCCGCTGATCCGAGCTCGGGTCGCTCTGACCGGCGCGGTTTCAAGCTGACTGCTCTGCCATCAGAGGGCTACCGCGGCAAAGTTCCGCCTATCGCGGACTTCCTGCCGGCTGCTACGTCTCGACACGAGGCGGTGTGGGCGCAACTGTGGGCTACCCCGCAGGCGTGCGCGTGGTCGATGGAGGCGTGGCGCTGGCCGATCGTGGCGGACCTTGTGAAGTGGACGGTTCGCTCCGAGCCGGACGATGCCCCTGCGAGCTTGGGCACGGTGGTTCGGCAACTGCGCGACGACTGTGGCCTGAGCAAGGCTGGACTGGTGCAGAACGGTTGGGCTATCGCCGTGGATGAGGTGGCTGCCAAGGCTGCTGAGAAGGGCGAGGACAAGCCTCCGGCTCGTCAGTCTGCGCGCGACCGCATGAAGGCAATGGCCGGTGGCGCTTGACGATGACCTCAGCCTCGACTTCGACCCGCTGCACACTCTCGGCTTTCTAGCCACTGACTGGACTGAGCAGCACTGCCGGGTTCCTGGCGGCGTGTTCGAGGGTGAGCCGCTGACCTTCAACGGGTGGCAGCTCTACTGCACGGCGAACCATTATCGGGTGAAGCCGAGGGCGGTTGCCGACCCGAGGCGCCTGCTCGAGCCGTTCCATTACCGCCGTTCGGTGATCGTCGGCCCGCAGAAGTGCGGTAAGTCGCCGTGGGGTGCGGGTTGGCTGCTGTTCGAGGCTGTTGGCCCGTGCTTGTTCGCGGGTTGGGCCAGGGGCGGCGAGGTGTACCGCTGCGAGGACCACGGCTGCGGTTGTGGGTGGGAGTACGCCTACGCCAAGGGCGAGGCGATGGGCGCCCCCCGGCGCAAGTCTCTGCTGGGCCTGCTAGCTTTCGCTGAGTCGCAGACGAACAACGTCTACGAGCCGTTGCAGACGATGATCCACAACGGCCCGTTGGCTGAGTTCGTCCACGTCCGCGAGGGCTTCATTCGACTGCCGAACCGGGGCAAGATCGTCCCACTATCGTCCGCTGCGAAGTCGAAACTGGGGCAGCCGCTCACGGGCGGCCTTGGGGACGAGTCGGGGCTTTACACGGCGCAGAACCGGGTGCTGGACACTTGGCAGACGATGCGCCGTGGCATTGCGGCGATGCAGGGTCGCGCGGTGGAGCTCACGAACCCGTGGGACCCGATGGAGAATAGCGCGGCGCAACAGGCTTTCGAGTCGCGCCGGCCTGACATCTTCCGCTACTACCGCAAGCCTCCCGCGGACCTGTCCTATGCGAACAAGCGGGACCGGCACAAGATCCACGTCCACGTCTATGCGGACTCGCCGTGGGTCGACCCGGCCAGCATTGACGCCGAGGCGGCCGAGTTGGTGGAGACGGACCCGACGCAGGCGGAACGGTTCTACGGAAACAGGTTGGTGCAGGGGCTCGGGTCGTTCCTGACTGAGCCGCTGTGGGATTCCGGCACGGCGGCGAGGGTCGTCGAGGATGGTGAGCGGATCTGCCTGGGGTTCGACGGTTCCCGCTCTGGCGACTGGACCGCGTTGCGGGCTGAGACGTTCGATGGGCACAGGTTTACCCCGACTTACGGGCCGGACGACCGGCCGACGTTCTGGAAGCCGCAGGAGTGGCCGGAGGGTCGCATTCCGCGCGGTGAGGTGAGCGCGGCTGTCGACTCACTGCTGACCCGCTACCGGGTGGCGCGCATCTACTGCGACCCCCGGCATTGGGAGACGCAGATCGAGGCGTGGGCAACGGAGTTCGGCGATGACGTGGTGTTGGAGTGGCCGACGAACAAGATCGGGCGCATGTTCCCGGCGTTGGTGCGTTACCGCGAGGACCTGGCCGAGGGGCTGACCACGCATGACGACGACGAGACGATGAAGCTGCACGCGCTCGCCGCCCGCAAGGTTGCGAAGCCGGGTGACCAGTTCATCTTGGGCAAGCCGTCTGAGAACCAGAAGATCGACCTGCTCATGGCGGACGTGCTCGCACACGAGGCCGCGTCCGATGTCCGCGCCGCGGGCTGGGAAGACGACGGACCTTCAATATTCATGCTCAACTGACGACCCGAGGGGGTGGCTGTGGCGCTCACCAAGGACGAGTTGGCCCTAATCAACTCCCTTCGGCTCGTTCACTACCGGCAGCGTAACCGCGACCTGCTGCTGAGGGCCTACTTCCGTGGCGCGCAGTCGTTCGAGCAGCTTGGCATGATGGTTCCGCCGTCAATGCGCTCGTTCCGCGTCATCGCCAACTGGCCGCGCGTGGTGGTTCGGACCATCACGCGGCGCCAGCAGGTGCGTTCGCTGATGCTGCCGGGCGTGGAGGATGACGCCCCCGAGCTGCGGTCTATCTGGCTGGCGAACAACCTCGACCTGGGGATTCGCACATACAACAAGGATTGCGCCATCTATGGGCGATCCTTCCTGGCCGTGTTCGACGGCGAGAATGGTGACGAGCCGATCGTGCGCCCGGTGTCCCCGTTGGAGATGGCCGTCGACGTGGTGGATGGGCAGATCGTTGCTGCGGCCCGGTTCTACGGTGGCACGACGAGTGCCATCCCCGGTGACAACCCTCTGAAGGTGTCGCTCTACCGTGACGGGTTGACGGTGTGGGCGTCGAAGCGTGACGGTGCGTGGGTTGAGACTGGCCGCGACGATCACGGTAAGCGCATTCCCATCATCATGGGCCTGAACGAGGCGCTGACGGGCGAGTTTGTGGGCGAGTCTGCGATGGCGGACGTCATGCCCATTACGGACTCTGCCGCCAGGGCCTTGACGAACATGCAGTTTGGCGTGGACGCGCACGGCCTGCCGCGGCTGTGGGCCTCGGGTGTGCAGCGTGGCGACTTCGTGGACAAGGACGGCAACGTTGTCACTCGTTGGGAGCAGTATTTCAACAACGTGTGGCTGATGAAGGACCCGCAGGCCAAGCTCGGCGCAGTGCCGGCGTCGGACCTCAAGAACTTCGACACGGCCCTCGAGACCTACGGCAAGCAGGCGGCCACCGTTACCGGTTTCCCCGGCCGGTACTTCGGTCTGACCACGGCGAACCCGCCGAGCGCGGATGCCATTAGGGCGGACGAGGCGGAGCTGGTTGAGGCTGTTGAGGATCAGAACCTCTCTGCGGGTGTGACTATCGGCTGGGCTTTGGCTGCCGCGTGGGAGATCAAGACTGGTGAACGCCTGGATGGTGACCGCATCAAGGTCGAATGGCACGACCCTGCGACGCCGACCGTGGGTCAGCGCACTGACGCCGTGGTGAAGCTGCGGCAGTCTGGCGTGCTCACCCGTGAGGGCGTGTGGGATGAGCTCGGTTGGTCCGAGGAGCGCAAGGAGAAGGAGCGGGCTCGCTTCGATATCGAAGCATCCTCCGACCCGATCGTGAGCGCAGCGCGGTCCTTGACGAACGGCGCTGGCAGTGCTGCCGCAGGCGGCCAGTGACCTCTACCGGGCGCAGCAACGCCTGACGGTGGCGACCTTGGCGTTGACCCGCCGCGAGTGGTCCCGCATGGGTGAGGACTTCGACTCGTCGTGGGCGAAGGTTGGCCCGCGCGTGACCCTGCTGACAGCCTCAGCGCAGGCTGGCGCGGCACGCAACGGCATTGCCGCAGTGCCCGCCACGTTGGCCGAGCTGGACCAGATGGTTGAGGCTGAGGCGCAGGCTTCCGCGCGTGCGTTCGCAGGGTACGCCTCGGACGGTCGCCCGCTGGACTCGCTGCTGTACGGCGCGGTGATTGAGGCCAAGACGGTGGACGCGAACAGCGCCGCCGAACGTCTCGCGGTTGGTGGCAAGTGGCTGGATATGGCCGTGCACACGATGGTCGCGGACGCTGGAAGGCAGGCCGGGCAGGTGGACGCTTTCACTCGCCCGAAGGTTGGGTTTGTGCGGGCTGCGAACCCTCCGTGCTGTCAACGGTGCGCGGTCCTGTCGGGCAAGTTCAGCAAGTCGGATGTCGCGTTCCAAAGGCACCCACGCTGCGACTGCTTCAACATTCCGACCACTGACCCCGCCAGCATCACCGCCCCCGTCATCGGACCCGATGACGTGAAGGACTTGACGCAGGCGCAACGGCAGGCCATTGCCGATGGTGGCGACTTCAACCAGGTCGTCAACGCCCACCGTGCCGGCGCCCGGTCCAAGAACGGGCTGACCACTACGGAGGGCGCGACCCGCCGCGGCATCGCCGGCAAGGCGCTCGGTGCCGAACGCGGCAAGCGAGCCGCCCGACTCACGCCTGAGGGCATCTACCGGATCGCAGCCGACCGGCCCGAGGCGCTGCGCCTGCTGAAGGCGCACGGCTACGTCCTGTAGCCGCACAGACCACCCCAACGGCGCGAGGCCAAGGGGACGACCTCCTTTGGAGGAATCATGCCGCGAGGCATCAACAAGTACCGTCCGGGCGCGACGCTCGGCGTGCTGTTCAACACTGATGGTGGAGACGGTGGCGGAACCCCGCCAGCGCCCACCCCTGAACCGCCCAAGCCGGCACCGCCCGCGGGTGACGAGGGCGACAAGCCCCTTGGCCCCGGTGGCGAGAAGGCGCTGGAATCCGAGCGCGCAGCGCGCAAGGAGCTTGAGCGCCAGATCGCTCAGATTCAGCAGTCACAGGCCCAGCAGCGCGATGCTCTGGCCGCCGCGTTGGGGCTGAAGCCCGACGAGATGTCCGACACGGACAAGCTCGCGGGCCAGGTCACCGGACTGTCCGAGAAGCTCGAGCAGATGACGCGCGCAAACCTTGTGCTCTCTGTCATCTCCGAGCACAGCCTGTCCGAGGACGACCGCAAGGTCATCGAGAAGATCACCGACGAAGCGACCATGCGCGCCGTCGCGGCACGTCTCGCAGAGGCGGCCAAGCCCAGCGGCAAGCCCAAGGCCGATCCGCCATCTAGTGGCGGCACGAAGCCTGCCGTTGACCTGCCGGGTATCCACCGGCTCCGTTCGGCATACGAATCTGCCGAATCCAACTGAACCCCCGCACCGCGCCGCGGTCGGGCGATCCTGAAAGGAGGCAGCCCACATGGCTGTCACTCTTGCCCAGGCTGCTCTGCTGTCTCAGAACGACCTGCAGCGCGGCGTCATTGAAACCTTCGTGCAGGCTTCCCCGGTCCTTGACCGGCTCCCCCTGCTCAACATCGAGGGGAACGCCTACGCCTACAACGAGGAGGGCACGCTTCCCGGTGTCGCGTTCCGCTCCGTCAACGAGGCTTACGTCGAGTCGACTGGTGCGGTCAACCAGAAGACCGAAAGCCTCGTCATCCTTGGTGGCGACGCCGACGTTGACCGGTTCATCGTGCAGACGCGCGGCAACCTCAACGACCAGCGCGCCACCCAGACCGCGATGAAGGTCAAGGCGGCGTCCTACAAGTTCCAGGACACCTTCTTCAACGGCGACGTCTCGGTGGACACCAAGGCGTTCGACGGCCTGAAGAAGCGCCTCACGGGCGCGCAGGTCTTCGCCATCGGCACCAACGGCGCCCCCGTCGTCGGCAACGGCGCCTCGGACGCGCAGTCGTTCTTCGACGCCCTCGACGCCCTCGTGGCTGCGGTTCCGGGGCTCAACGGCGACAACGGCGCGATCTACGCCAACAGCAAGATCGCTGGCAAGATCCGCTCCGCTGGCCGTCGTCTCGGTGGCGTTGACACCGTGCGCGAGGACCTGACTGGCAAGCGCATCCTGACGTGGAACGGCATCCCGGTGCTGGACCCCGGACAGAACCTCGCCGGCGCGGACATCCTGCCGCAGAACGAGACCCAGGGCACCGCCTCGGGCACCACGTCCTCCGTCTACGCCGTGAAGTTCGGGCAGGACGAGGGCGACCAGGCCGTCACCGGCCTGACCAACGGTGGCGTCATGGTTGACGACCTCGGGATGTTGCAGTCGCAGCCCGTGTACCGCACCCGCATCGAGTTCTACTGCGGGCTCGGCCTGTTCGGCGGTCGCGCTGCGGCTCGCCTGACCGGCGTTCTCAACTCCTGACCAACTCACGGACCAGAGGAGCACGAAGTATGGCTACCAGCAAGAGCAACCCCAAGGAGACGAAGCTCGAGGATGTCGACGGTACGCCGGCGACTTCCGCACCGGGCGACGCCCCCGCGGACACGACCGACCCGAGCGAGATGGGCTCCACCGTCCTGGCTCCCGTCCCCGACGAGGCCGCCGTCAAGGTGGGCACGGTCAACGCGATTCAGCCAACGGGCAAGCGCCCGGCTGGCAACCCCGAGCCGCCTGCCAGTGAGCAGCGGATCGAGAAGTACGAGGCCGTCAAGCCTGACGGCACGAAGGTCACGGTGACGCACAACATCGACACCGGCGAGACGAAGGTCTCCTGACCGAACGAAAGGAGGTGGGGCGGTCGTGCCGATCATTGTTGACGGTCAAGGCATCACCCCGGCTGACATCGCGGTCGAGCTCGGCCGCCCCACCCCTGACACCACGACTACTGCACAGTGGCAGTCGTGGATCGACGAGGCCCTTTACCTCATCGAGAAGCGCACCCCTGTGGGGATGACGCTCAACCAGGCGGACCTGAACTATGTCGTGAAGCACGCGGTCGCGGAGCACATCCGCCACCCGGACGACGCGACTCAGGTTGACGTGTCCGTGGACGACGGCTCGGTGTCGCGCCGCTACCAGTCCGGCAACGGGCGGGTCACGATCCGTGACGAGTGGTGGGACATGTTGGGGCTGCTGTCCACTGACGCTGGCGCGTTCTCGGTGACCCCGTTCTTCGAGCCGGACACGTCGTTCACGAGCTGGGTATGATCGGCGACGACCTTTCCGCCGCGCTGCCTGAGTTGCGCGCACAGGCCGAGTCGCTGATGCAGGACGCCTGCACGGTGACGGTGCCGGGCGAGGGTCGCGGCCCGTGGAACGACGACGCCGGCACCTATGACCCGCCGCCCGCCGTCACGCTGTATGCGGGCAAGTGCCGGGTTCGGCAGCCGAACACTGGCGGCAACGAGGCCGACGCTGGCGAGACCACGTTCAACGTGTCCGACCGCATCGTGTCGCTGCCGATGTCCGGCGACGGCTACGCGGCCGGCATTACCGGCATCCCAGTTGGCGCCACGGTCACCATCGCCGCAGTGTCACCTGTGAGCGACCCGTTCATGGTGGGCAAGACGTTCACGTACCTGTCCCCGGCGTCGCAGCAGACGCACTCCACTGCTCGCCGGTTGCGGTGCAAGGAGGTCGACTGATGGACCTCCACATTGACACTTCCGAGGTTGACGCGCTGGCCGTGTCCCTCGGCAACGCTGGCCGCAAGGCCACTCTTGAGGCTGCCGCTGTTCTGACGAAGGCCGCCGTCAAGGTCAAGGACGGTATGCGGCAGGACTTCACCGGCCACGCGCACGCGACGCGCATCCCGGCTGCGATCAACTATGACGTGCGCGGCCTGTCGTTCGAGGTGGGCGTGGACAAGCGCGGCCCGCAGGGTGGCCTGGGCAACTTCTTGGCGTTCGGTTCCTCCCGTAACGCGGCCGTGGTGGATCACACGGCTTCGCTGCGGCGCGAGCTGCCCGCCATTGAGAAGTACCTTGGCGACGTCGCGGAGCGTGCCTTGTGAGCCGCGCACTGATCGGCACCGTTGCCGCCCGCATCGAGTCGGGCACTGGTGCCGCCCGCGTGGTGTACCGGGGCGATGTTCCCGCCACGCCCGCGGCCCGTTACCTCGTGGTCCGTTCCAACATTGGCGATGACGAGTCGGTTGACCTTGGCGACTCCCGCGCGATCCGTTCGGCAACCGTGTGGGTCACGTCCGTCGCACCCTCCCACGACGAGTCGCTGTGGGGGGCGGAGAAGGCGCACGCGGCCCTGCTGGGTTGGCGCCCTGACGCCGCCTCATGGAAGCCGGTCCCGCTGTCCTCTCAGCCCGCGCAACGCGACGAGTCGTTGCCGTCCACCGTGTGGTTCACGGTCGAGACGTGGGGTTTCCAGTTCCAACCGTAGGAGGCGCCATGACCGACTGGGTTCGATGCCAGAACGACGCAGGCCAGTTCACCCTCTCCCGTAAGGCCGCTGAGGCTTCGGGAGTCAAGATCCTCGACGGTCGTCCGGCTGTCGACGCCGTGGGGCGCCCGCTCCCGGCAAAGCCCCGCACCACCAAGGGCGGGAACACCACGAAGGCAAGCCGGAGCACCGGCACTGAAAAGGAGTCCTGATGGCTGACATCCCGTCCACCCCAGCAGACGGCAACGTCAAGATCGTGTTCGTCCCCACGCTGGCCGACCCGGCCGCCCCCAAGGCGACCGAGCTGGCTGGCGCCGGCGTGATCGACCTGTCCTGCTACCTGACCTCTGACGGCTGGACCCCCGGCCTCGACGAGCAGGTCATCAGCGACGACCGCCTGTGCTCGACGCAGACGTTCGAGCAGCCGGGCCGGTCCTCGCGCAACCTGGGCATCAAGTACGTGGAGAACCCCGGCAGCGCCACCGACAACAAGGCGTTCGACACGCTCGCCCCCGGCACCTCGGGTTACCTCGTGGAGCGTCGCGGCAAGAGCAAGGACACCGCGTTCGCTGCGTCCGACGACGTGAACGTGTGGCCGGGCAAGGCGGGCCAGTACGACCCGCAGCCGCCTGAGGCGAACTCGGTTCTCAAGGTTGCGCAGAAGTGGTTCGTCACTGGGACGGTCCACATCGGCGCCACTGTCGGAGCCTGACCTACGACTGGGCGGGCGCGTTTCCTGGCGGTGCGCGCCCGCCCTTCGCTTCACCAACCGCCAGACCGCCAGAACAACCGCCAGGAGGAACCATCATGTCCGGTGAGGCTTTCACCAAGTCAGACGACTTCGACCTCAACGCTTGGATCGACGGGGCAAAGCTGCCCGAGAAGTCGGCAACCGTTTACGGTCGCGCCGACCTCGTTGCAGAGTATGAGGCGCTGGACCAGCAGTTGCGCGCGGAGAAGGCCCGTGGCGACGTGGACGACGCTCGCCTGTCGGGTGACCCGAAGGTTGCGATTGCGCAGCGCATGGACGAGGTGCGGTCTGCGTTGCAGGCGTCCGCGTTGACGTTCCGGTTCCGCGCGTTGCTCGACGCGGAGGCCAAGCCCATCCGCGAGGCGCACAAGGGCGGCGACGAAGAACTCACGTTCAAGCTGCTGTCTGTGCAGGTGGTGGAGCCGAAGGTTTCTGCCGAGCAGTGGCCGAAGATCCGTGAGCGGATCGGGGACGGCCAGTTCGCGCACCTTGTGGAGGCTGCCGGGTCGGCGTCGTATGACCGGCAGGTTTCCGTCCCTTTCTCGTTGGCCGCATCGGCGCTGCTGAAAACCGGGGACTCCTGACGGAGTTGCGCACCGCGCGCTCGCACGGGTTGCCATTGTCGGCGTTCCGTGGGTGGGACTCCACCGACCAGGCGTTGGCGTTGGCGCTCACCGAGTATGAGGCGAGCCTGTGCGACGGTTGCGGCCAACCTGTGCATGAGTCGATGGACCCCGAGTTGGAGACGCGCTGGGTTGCCCCGCTGCCGATGCGGTGCCACGCCTGCACGGTGATTGACCACCGGGCGAAGGACTATGAGAAGGCGGACGCGCCTACCGCCTTGAAGTTCCGCGCCGAGCTGCGACCTGCCACTGGATGAACCCGAGCACGGCCACGCCGGCTCCGATCCACACGACGGCGGTCCACTCGAGCGGCAGCCCGAGTAGAAGCATCAGCACCCCGACTGCCATGAGGGCGTAACCCTCTCGCATGTTCCCCATGCCCACACGTTAGACCCGAGAGGCGGTGTCCGCATGGCGTTTGGCGCAGACCGCACCGTCAAGGTCAATCTGAAGGCCACGGTCTCGGACTATGTGGGCAAGATGACGGCCGCGTCGAAGTCGACTAAGGACTTCTCGCGGGATGCGTTGAAGTCGGCAAAGGATCACCGCGAGTCGTGGGACAAGGTTGGCAAGGGCATGGTCCTGACGGGCGCCGCGATCGGTGCCGCTGTCGGGTTCGCGGTCAAGTCTTACGCCGACTTTGACGCGCAGATGTCGCAGGTGCGCGCCGTGTCGAACGCTTCCGCGGGCGACATGGCGAAGCTGACGCAGGCGGCGCGTGACGCTGGTGCGGGGACGAAGTTCTCAGCGACCGAGGCCGCGACGGCAACGACCGAGCTCGCCAAGGTTGGAATCTCCACGTCGGAGATCCTTGGCGGCGCGCTGACCGGTTCCCTCAGCCTCGCCGCCGCGGGGAACCTTGACCTGGCTCAGGCTGCGGAAATCTCCGGTCAGACCATGAAGATATTTGGGCTGCACGGCAAGGATGTCACCACCATCGCTGACGCGCTCGCCAACGGTGCGAACAAGTCGGCGGCCGACGTGCAGACCCTCTCCTCGGCCCTGCAGCAGGGCGGTCTTGTGGCCGCCCAGACCGGCCTGACAATGGAGAACACGGTCGGCGTGCTGTCGCTGTTCGCGGACAACGCCTTGCAGGGCTCCGATGCTGGCACGTCCCTGAAGACGATGCTGATGCGCCTGACTCCACAGACGGACGCGGCCGCTGCTGCAATGGAGCAGATCGGCCTCAACGCCTACGACACGCAGGGCAACTTCGTCGGCATTGAGGCGGTCGCCGGCCAACTGCAGAAGGGCCTCGCAGGGCTGACGCAGGAGCAGCGCAACTCAACGCTGCAGACCATTTTCGGGTCTGACGCTGTTCGCGCCGCGTCCATCCTCTACAAGTCTGGCGCCGATGGTGTCCGCGAGTATGACCTTGCCGTGCGCGAGTCTGGTTCCGCCGCTCGTGTGGCTGCGATCAACCAGGACAACCTGCGCGGCGACGTCGAGAAGCTGACTGGCGCGTTGCAGGATCTCGCCATTGGTGCGGGCGAGAACGCCAACGGGCCTCTGCGGAGCTTCGTTCACTCGCTCACGTCGATGGTTGACGCGGTGGGCGACTTCCCGAAGCCGGTGCAGACCGCCGTGTTCTGGACTGCCGCGCTCGGTTCGGCCGCGCTCATCACGGGCGGCTCCCTGCTGGTGCTCGTCCCGAAGATTGCCGCCACCCGCGCGGCGATGGTTGAGCTCGGCATCTCGGGCGGCGTTGCGACGAAGGCGATGAAGGGCCTGGGTGCGGCGGCTGCCGTGCTGGCCGTCGCCGTGGTTGCCGACCAGCTCATGGACGTCGCCGCCAAAGCCTCCGTTGCACAGCCGAAGGTGGAGGACCTGGCGAAGTCGCTGGGTTCCCTGGCCTCGGGTGCGAGGGACGCTGGCGACTTCGGAACACTGTTCACCAAGGGCTGGGGTCCGTTCGCGCGTGAGGCAGACACCGCGACGAAGGCGATGGACAACTTCGCCGAGTCCGCGCAGGTCGCACTGGGCAAGAACTTCACCGACCGGATTGAGCGGTTCGGCTCGTCCGGTGGGATGGAGAAGTTCTCCAAGCAGGTCGACCAGATTGACGCCGCGTTGGCGTCGATGGTGAAGAACGGCAACGCCGACCAGGCGGCTCAGGCTTACGACAAGCTCATGGCGTCGATTCAGGCGGCGAACAAAGAGGGCGCCGCGATCCCGGTTGACGAGGTGGCCGCGAAGTTTGGCGACTACCAGGCTGCGATCGACGGGGCGAAGGCGAGCCAGGACGCGGCGGCGAAGTCGTCGGATGGGATGTCGTCGAACCTTGACGCGGTAAAGCAGTCCGCCGAGGACGCCAAGAAGACCCTCGACGACTACGTGCAGGGGTTGCAGGACGCGGGCCTCGTGGTGCTGTCGACCCGTTCCGCGAACCGTGACCTCCAAGAGGCCATCGACGGCGTTAGCGCCTCCATCAAGGAGAACGGCCGGTCGCTCGACATCAACACTGAGAAGGGGCGCAACAACCAGGGCGCCCTCGATCAGGTGGCGTCTAGCGCCCTTGACCTTGCTGACTCCGTTTACAAGGAGACTGGCTCCGAGGAGAAGATGCGCGGCTCGCTGGTGAAGTCGCGGGCGTCGTTGATTGAGGCCGCCCAGAAGTTCGGCATGACGAAGGCTGAGGCGACCAAGTACGCGGACAGCATCCTGAAGATTCCGGCCGCAAAGAAGACGACCGCTACGTTCACGGTTGTGGGGATGAGCCAGCTCCAACAGGCCGGGTCGTACCTGAAGGGGCTGCACGACAAGCACGTCACGCTCACTGTGGGCACGGTCAAGGTCGGCAACACGAAGGTCAACGCCGGCCAGTTCGCGGACGGTGGACACATCACCGGCCCCGGCACCGGAACCAGCGACAGCATCCCCGCATACCTGTCCAACGGTGAGTACGTCGTCAAGGCCGCCGCGGTCGAGAAGTACGGCAAGTCATTCTTCGACCAGGTGAACTCCATGCGGTTCGCCTCAGGCGGCTACGTGTCACGGTCGCAAGCCGCAGGCCAGCCGGCCGCAGGCGCCACCTACGCCCCCACGTTCACCGTGCAGGGTGTTGACGCCTACCAGGCAGCGAAGAAGGCCATGCGCGAGTTCGAGTACCGGGTGGTGAGTGGGCTGTGAGCCAGTTCCACGGGTTCTCCCTCGACGGGTTCGTCCTCACCGAGATTGACGGTCGCGGCTGTCAGTGGACGGTAGAGGACATTCAGGGCTGGTTCACGGGCGGCGATGTCCGCACGGCCACGGTTGCGCGGTCGCAGCAGAATGGCGACTGGCGTGGGCGTGGGCTCCGTGGTGGGCGGCTTATCACGTTGCGTGGCAAGGTGTTCTGCCCTGACGCGACCGCGTTGGAGTTGTCATCCCGCGATTTTGCGTCGGTGCTGTCGTCGGGCGGGTTCGGCGAGTTCGTCGGTTACTCCGCTGCGGGCACCCTGTCGGCTCAGGTGCAACTGGACGATGCGCCACTGTTCGACCCGCAGTCGGACAGGCACGCGACGTGGCAGATCACGGTTGGCTCTGAGGACAACCTGCTCTACGGCCCGCCGACGTTTGCCACGACCACGCTCGCGGCGTCTGCTGGGGGCACGGGCCTGCTGTACCCGCTGTCATACCCGCTCAACTATGGCCTCGCCCCCGGTGTGACTCCTGGCGCGCTGGACCTGCCGAACGCGGGCACGGCGTCCTACTTCCCGCGGCTGCGCATTGACGGCGCGGTGACGAATCCTGTTGTGACGCTGGCGGAGACGGGCGCGCAGATCCGTTACGCGGGCACTGTCGCGGCCGGCCAGTGGCTCGACATCGACTGCGCCCGTCGTCGGGTGCTGCTGAACGGCGTGGTGTCGATGCGGCACAAGGTGTCGTTTGTGGGCGCGTGGCCCACGGTGCCGGTTGGC